TAGATACGAATTTATCATTGATTGCGAATTTTCCACCACGATAAATTAATTGTAGTCGTAGCGTACCAGCATTATTATCAACAGCTAATATTTCTGCCAATGTACCAGAAGGAGTATTGACATCCGAAGTCCACGCCTGAATATGATGTCCTACTAAATCTTGTACATTTGAAATCGTTGTTGCTGTACCTTTTTGCACAACTTCTATGGCTGGTATCTCAATAAAAGATGCCTGATCTGTTAATTTGACATTTGCACCTATAACTGAAGAACCATCTTTAAATATATGATTAGCAAACGATTCAATTTGATTTTGCAAAATTGTTTGCAGCTGAGTTAGTTCTCTGGCTTGTACTGCACGGCCAGGTCTAAATATTATGCGCAAAAAATTGCGACGTTTTTCGTAATCGTCCCAGTAAGGCGAAACATTCGGAATAAGTTTTGTATAGGTCATTTTGTTTAAAATTCTAGGATAATTCTAATTATTTCTGTTTGACCAATAGCGCGTGTTATAGTTGTTCTGTTGTCTAGCGTCATAACTACGCTACGGGTTAAAGTTGCGAATGCCTCTAAATCTGTTCCTTCCCATTGAGAAGATAATCTAATCCCAGTAGCATTTTTAGGATTACGCAATAATGCAACTTGTCTATACGCTACATTAGGTATTTTAGCACCTGTACCGGCAGAATCAGGAAATGCCAATGAACATGCAACATAAAATGTTCCTAATTCTTGATCAGCTTGCCATTCAACCCAGGTATTATTGGTATCAAGATTCATAGTAACACCGTTTGTATTACCAGTTGTCGCATAAACTTGAAAAATTTGTCCTAATGGAAACCCCGTTGATCCATCTCCCAATGCTAAATCACCTAATACTGTTATTAATCCATTAGCATATGCCTGAGCTGTTGACGGGACAGGCATCCATGTTAGTGTTAATTGATTTGCGGCAACATCTTCTCCCGAACCAATATTGTATAAATAAGCCCAATCATAACCATCAGCTTCGGTTATTCCTGTAGGATTGCTATGAATCGGCTCATTGATTGATGTTCCAGGACCGGCGACAAGCAATTTATAAACTTTGGGATTTGTCTCTGTATTACATATGTAAAAATTACGACCGGCATTTGTGTCGAATGTTCCAGACCCGGTTGCTGCATTTTCATTGAATACAACATAGGTTGACCCGGAAACCCAAGTTTTGCGAAGTGTGACAAGATCGGTATCATTAGCTTGAGAAACTTGTCCAACACCAATTAAATTTTGCCAGAATAATTGTTCTTCATCATATGAATTAATGGGTAATGGTGGAGACAGAGGGTCAACCCATTCTCCGCCAGCACTAGATAAACCAATGTATATACGATCAGAGCCACCTGCATCATAAAAGCTTTTTAAAAAATTTTTCGCGGCATGAACTTTAGCTGGGAATTTTAGAATATTTGGCATGTTGTTATTTATTACCTTCTAGTTTATGTATTTAGTATCTTTTTTATGAAATTATAAGCTCCGCGGAATCAATGAAACCAAATCGACTTGTTGCAAAAGTTTCAAAGTCTCCAATAACGATTGACGACCAGTCATTGATAATAATTTCATTTTGTTCTCTGGATGATTCGGCATCGGACCACGTTTTTCCAAAACCTAATTTCATTATGTAATCTATTTCAGTGTTAGGATAAAATTCTTGAGTTGAATTAAAGTCAAAATCAAGTTGTCGAGTATAATCATATACAATTTGGGCATCAGTGCCAAAAAGATCAATGATACCAAGACTAGAAGATATTTGTACAATAATTCCTGTTAAATCTGCGATAACAAGATTTTCATTCGCCGCTAATGTTATAACTGTCGCTGTCACATTATCAACAAGATATTGTCCTTCTCCTTCATTTGTGATGGAACTGGTATTTATTGTTATGATGTCACCCTTCCGAAATAAAATATTAAAAGGTATACCAGATGTGATACGGGTAATTGTATCTGGATTGGTGTTCGCAAAAACTAGATCCGTATAGCTACTTTCACGCAAAGAAAAAAATGTTAGTTCATCTGTTGCCAACAATTGAGAAAACATTTTCATTCCCGCAGGATGTAATAAATCTTTTATGATACTATCAAATACATTAGAAGATATTGTAGATTTTAATTCATATGAAAAATCTTGATAGAAAAAATTGTCTTGCAAAACAATTTCTTTATCATTGATTTTATCTCCTTCAGAAAGAAAACCTCTAACATCTTTCCATTGAGATATTCCGCTTAGAATACCAGATTCCGCCGCAATATTCGCGACGAATAATAAAGGAGTATTTGATGTATCTTCTTTTATTAAAGATATTCCGTCATACGTTACAGAATCATTTGCATCAGGCATTTGATTAAAAATAGAAACGTAAAATGCTGACTTTCCTATAGATGTTGCATTCAAAAGTACTGTTTGCAAAACACTAGTAGTTCCCAAATTACCGGAGTCATATATTTCGTTTGTTCCTGGATTATAGCCTACAGTTATTTTTGTTTCTGGTGAATCTGCTTCTATCATTGAATATCGTAGCCAATATTGTGTGTCTTCTTCTATTGCAATCGACTGATAAATGTATTTGTTTTTTATATTTCCTAATGCTTGTTTCAACACTAATTGATTATTAATTGTAAATATACCAGAATCCAAAGCAGGAAATATAGACCAATTATTTGTGCCAGCTGAAAAATCTCCATTATCTATTAATGTGTCGCCTATAAGTATTTGCTCACCAGGAATAAACAAACCTTCTTTTTCAACAATAGATATTGCTTTCACGGCACCTGATCCGCCGTAAGTCAAACCTTGTGCTGACAGAGTAATCTCATTATCAACAAAAGCTACAGCACCGCTTGTCGTTCCCGTGATAAATTTATCAATTAAGCCAGCAATATTATAATTACTGCCGCCGGATAATTGTGGAGGTATGTTATTAACGGCATCTGTCAAAACAATATACTGTGGAGTAAACCATAAACCATCAGAGCATTTTAATATGTTAAATTTTGGATATTTAAAATTAACGATTGCATTAAATAGCGCACTAAATAAAAATCGATATGATTCTTCTGTGCCGCGAGACAAATAGAATGATCTGATATTTTTTATGATTAAATCAATATCTGCCGTTAAACTATCAGGAAAATTTTGTAAATATTGATTTTTGAATGCGGCATTAAAATGTTCTGTCGTAGAATCAACATCATTATATTCAAGTAAATGAGCAATACTATTATAAGGCTGTCCTTCCTGTTCCATGTAAGCAAGAATTTTTTCAAAAAACAAAATCATCTGAGAATAGTTTTCCGATACAAACCTCGGAAACATTCGTTTGACTAATAAATGAATTGGTTTGTGTTCTAAGAAAACCATTAACGTTCTGTTGCCTCCATGGTAACAACATTTGTTCCCAGGCGTGCCAGATTATTACGTTGAATACTAACATCAGGTATTGCCGGCTCTGCGGTAAACGTAATTATTTGACCTAGAGTTAACGCGTTTGGATTGAAACCCGTTAATGTCACAAGACCTGTTGTATGATCTACTGTACCGACGTTTGTTTTTGTTAATGTATCATTTATATACAAATCAAGTTGACCTATATTGCCATTGATGGTAGCAGAAGATTTAATCTGTTGATTATTGCTTCCTGTGTTTAACCATATATTACTTTGTATTGTTTGTTCTTTCAAGGCATTCAAAAATTTTATAGTATATGTTGCACTTACATTTGATGTCACAATAAATGATTTAGATATTGTGACATCAGTTAACGAATTAATAATTGATGAATGCACGGCATCAACAGCAGTCAACAATTTTGAATATTTGAATGATTGTTTATAGTCAAAAACTGAAGATAGAAAATAGTCTTCGATTGCTCCTTGTGCTAATGAAGCAATTTGAGACGGTTTTAAAATTGTTTTGTCTTTGCGATAAAATGCAGTTGTTATCAGATTAATAGTAAGATATTCTGGATCAACAATTTGTGGAGTTATACCAACAACATTGAATCGAGAAAGAATATCACGTTCTATAGATTTTTTAGTGGTAGGAGATACTTTATCGCCAACCACAGGCGCAACTGACACAAAAACTTTTCCAAATTCTGGAGGATCAGCATCTTCTCCTCCCCACGCATTTATAGCGCGAACATTTGAAAAATTTTCAAGAACAGCTGATTTATAATCATCAATAGTAACAATCCTATTTTGTCTTTGATAACTCAGCGGTGCGATAAATCGAATAGAATCTAATGACTCGCGATCTGCTCCTTCGCCAGTTTTTTCAACGTTACTGATTGTAAATAAATTACGTGCATATGTTGCTATATTTTGACTTAATTCAAATTGTGATAATCCGTTGCCTTGAGACCCTTGAGTGACAATATACTCAACATCAATAAAGTTTCCGATGTTAAGTGCTTTACCGATTGAATTATTACCAAAATAAATTTCTATAGAATCACCATATTCAGAAATGAAAAATGCTTCGGTTGACGGACCAACAGTTGTTATTTTTTTTGCGTGCTCCCATGCCGTTACATCTAATGATGCCTCATTTGGTCGAATAGAAACAGACAAGAAATCAGTATCAATATTAGGTTGATCGAGAATGAATCTTTGATCAAAATCATTGACGATAAAAAATTTATTAGAAATTGTTCCTTGAGCAATGAATACAGTACCAGACAAAATTTTAGTAGCAGGATTTCCAGCCGCGACGCCTTCATCTACAAGTGGATTATCGTCGAAAGTGACGAAGGTAATAGTGGACCCGTTTTCTAATTTCGATACAAATACCGTTCCTCTTGGTACTGTTATGGTTGTCGGTGGCGAACTTTGTCCTGTTAGATCGAGAGTTAATTTAAAATTAGTTTTCGCAGATTTTGCCTGTGCTGGAAAATATCCCAATTCTTTTGCGATTGTTGCAACATTTTTACGTAATTGCGCGGACTCCAAAAAAGATTCTCTTAATGCGAAGTTTGCCTGAACACCTGCATAATGTATGAAATATGCCAAAAGATCGATTATTGTATTTAGGGCCGAACCCGTAAAATCGTAATCAAGAAATTCTGTCTGAGCCTGCAAGTAAGTTAGAAGTGCGTCTTTTACCTCGTCAAAATCTAATTCAAGGACCGATAAGTGACTCATAATGTCATACCCACTTGACGTAAGACCGTCTTTGTTTTAGCAGAAATATTCATTTTTGTTTCATCCAATTTGTTATGTAGTATGCAGTCATTTACCTGGCCCTCTCTAAAAGAAAATCAATGGTCACTTCTTGCAAAAGTGCTTTCAAAAATAAATCCACTTCAATAAAATATGTATAAGATTTATCAGAAAACGTCGCCCTCACATCTAATACTTCTGCGCGAGGTTCGTGGTTGGCGATAATATCTGTAACCGTTGTTTTAATTGCTTTATCCAATAATGGCGACCAAAGTTCAAATAATAATCCAGCTGCACTCGAACCTATTTCTGGATGAAATGGTCTTCCATAAAATTCCGTCAATACCAAATGTTTTATAGATGCTTTTATAGCATTAACATCATATACCCGCATAACATCACCAGTAGCATCATGCGCTGTGAATGAGAAATCCAAATCTGAAAATATTCTATTTTTCGGCATTGTGTTGTAATATATTTAGAATGATAAGCTAAATCGTTATTCTGTTCCCAAAAAAATGGATTTCCATCAGCGTAGCGACGTTATTGGCGGAAACCGTCACTTTGATGGTATCGCCCTTGACAAACGCATTCGCCGAAGCGTGCGCTTGTTCCTGTGCTGTAGTCGTTGCGCTATTTGCGATTCCGCCTAATGCTGTAGTATTTATTTTCCCCGTTACTGTACACGTCCCGCTCTGCGTTTTTGTTCGCATGGTCGTAATCGTCCCCGCAAACGGCGCGTCATAGGTGAGCACATAGTCCTGGTCAGCAACGGGATCAACTAATATTTTTAGATTGAACTCCTTCTGAGCCACTAACATAGAACTAATATCGCCTTGAACAGTCGTAATATCGCCTTGAATGTTTGCGACATCGCCATGAACATTTGCAACATCACCTTCGAGCGTACCAACACGACCATTTATGACATCAACTTCTACTGCCAGAATATCAAGATCGATCCCAGGAATTGGACCTGGCGGTGGACGATTATTAGGATCATTAACATCATACAGCATGACTTCTTCGTATTCGGAACGTGAGAAATCCGGAGAAGCCTGATTCAATAAAAATGGAATCATAGGCACAGTTTCAAATTCTGTTTTTGTACCTACAATTTCCTGAGAATTTTCTATATTTTCTCGCGTCATTATTTTGTCTTTGTTATCTTAAGTGTTAAGTGCATTTAATGCTTTTTTGCTCCATTCTGTCATGGCTTTTTTACTTATTTTTTTATCTGCTATTGTTTTAGCATTCAATGCAAGATTAATAGCGGTGCCAGCGGGGTTGCCAGTATCATGTATAGAACCCAACAAAATAGCAGTTCTATCAATTGATCTATATTTTTGAATCAAGTCCACAAATTTGATCGCTTGCATGTACATATTAGAATATTGTTTATATTTTACTATATGACTCATTTGATAAAGCTTATCTGTAAATTGTTTCAAATTGGTTGCTTCTATCGTGGCACTGGACGGTTTTTTAGCAACATAAGGTGGTGAATATGGTATGCACATATTAAATAGACCCCATTGATAAATCAGCAGCCGATGAATTATTTCCTATGGCAACAAAAGGACCACCGGCAATCATAGTTATAGAATTTTCTGCTAATATCTGCATATCTTTTGCGGCAACAACAAGATTTTTATCTGCCTTCAATAAAATAGTTTCAGATGATTCAAATATGATATCCTTTTCGACTTCAGTAATACAATTTCCTTTTACTAATAGCCGCGCATCTCCATCAACGGTAATATTCAAATCACCCTTTACATATAAATTTTTATTGCTTAGAACAATCTCAAAACTTTCACCTTTTATTTTTTGAACTTTGGAACCATCTTTATGTACTTCTGTATATGTACCAGTTGGATGCCAATCTAGGGTTCTGGGACCACCCGATCCTGAATCATCTTCTGGTGTATCATCTATTTCTTTTATATGACCATGCTCAGATTCATAAACATGATTATAAGGATATTTAGCTTGATATGGACTAGATGGTTCTGACCATTTAGGTCTTTTTGCACCAGGATTTGCAATTTCTATATCTTTCTTGCGTAGTTTTTCTTTCGCTGCAAGCATAGGATGTTTCTTTTTAGAATCATTCCGCGCTAGTCTATTTGTATCCTCTTCTTTCAAGAAATCCTTTCGAGGAAAACATCCAGAAGGATCAGAAAATCCTGATTGAGTATTTGCTATCTCTTGCGGAAGACCTCCAAGTGTTCCCAGAATATACAAATCTTGCATTGCTGGACCATCAAGTGATATTCCAACAACCCATGTGCCTTCAACTACACCCAATGGAGTTTGTCCAACACCATTCATTGATGCAGATGTTATTGAATTTATAGGATAAGCCCAAGGAAGTTTTTCTCGTGGTATACCTTCTCCTGATGCATCATCTTCTTCAAGCTTTTCTGAATGAAATCCTAATATGCGTACTTGTACACGACCTAATTTGAATTTATCAGATGCTTTTGAATCGTCTCTACTTTCAACAACACCTATCCAAAATATTGTATTAATTCCAAAAAATTTTTGAGAAATCATTTTATGCTATCCTTGATAAACTCAATATTGGGATTGTAGTTAATATTATTAAACTGATGGCGAATTCGAGCTACCATCCACTTACCGGCTAAAATTTTATCTCGTTCTTCAGAATCTCTTGACACCAATAAATTCCAATCCAAAACATCTCCTAATCTAATATCTGTTGAACGATTCAAAGAAATATGTGCTCTAAAACCAAATATCTGATACGGTCGAATCATTGACTGCATTGCCCAATCATCTGTATTTGAATACACCCCAGGACTTTTTGCATCATTAGTCATGATAAATTGAAATTTGTTTTTTGGACTTTCTATTCTTTTGCGTGTAAGTTTTTCTGTTCCTAAGTGTTTGAAA